TAAACAATTGCTTATACAGAAATTGAAAAAGCAAGAGAAGGAAGGCGCAGGTCAACAACACGCTCTAGCTCAAGCACCGAAAGAGAAGCATCCTAAAAAAGAGGGAGCGCAATAATGGCACAAACAATTGCACCAAAAGCGGATCAACCAAAAGTTACAACTGAATCTTTAAAAAGAGGTGATAAAGGTCCAGGATTGGAGTATCGTACTCAAAGTACACCAAGTTTTAATCGCAGTCCAAAAACTCGGAACTACGGTAGGTCTATCAGGGGATAAACTTAACTAGGAGATTTGAAATGCGTAAAATGCACAAAAAATCACGCAAGTCTAAGCGTTAATAGGTTTCCTTCACGGGAGAAAGGGTGTGGCTGCCTTCCCTTATAAATAGGTGACCGTCTTGCTATTAGGAGAAATCACATGGCACGCACTAAGCGCAAAGGTCGTAAAGCACGCAAGTAATCCTACGAGGGCTAAAACCCTCTGATGGTTACTTCGGGCAGACCGAATACCCTCCCTGGGGGGAGGGAAGCAAAATATATCCCCCCACTTGACAATTGATAGTTTAAGATTACGATTAGAAAAACTTAATAGGAAAAAGTTATGGGCGTACCTTCAGATCAACTGATGCAGATGATTAAGAGCCAACGGGATGGCGCAACACCTACTGGAACACCTCCAGCCCCTGAAGCGCCTTTAGGTATGTCTGAAAATAATGCAGCTCCGATGGGATCTCCAATGAGTACCCCAGAACCTAAAATGGGCAATCGTGAAGCAGCAATGATTAATTTATCTATGGCACAAGACTTGCTTGAACAAGCTCTGCCAGCAGTCGGATCAGATTCAGCAGAAGGTCGTTCAATCCTTTCTGCTATTGGCACAATCAATAAAGTGATTGGTCCTAAAAAAGCAAAAACAAATGAATTGCAACCTACTGAGATTATGCAGATGTTGCAAACATTGCCTCAAGCTGGCGGTGCAACGGCTGAAGGTAAAGCAATGGCACAAGCACCACAAATCCCAGGTATGTCCACTCCAGTACCTACTCCAGCTCCTGCTGGCGGTATGCCAGGTGGCGCACCTTCCGCAACTCCACAAATCTAAGGAATTATCATGGAACTCTTTAAACCTCGTGGCGCTGCTTTACCACGCAGACCTACTGACAACAATCAGAAGAACGGTCAAGTTATCAATACTCCTCGCTACTCTGAGTTTGGTGGCTTAACTGCTGCTCCTAAAGCTGGCTACAAAAACAGTATGAATATGTCACATCCTGGTGACACAAAGAAAGTTATCTAATAAATAAGGGGATATGGTTATGAGTTTAGAAGATCTTTCATTTGAACAGCGTGATGAATTGGCTTTGTTGGCTAAGCAATTGGCTGACAATCCGAACACACGCAAAGAATTTTTACGCATGACAAAACAGGTTAAACCTGAGATGTCCATTCCTGAACTTGAGATCGAGGACTTCACAAATAAGAAGATCACCGCTGCTGAAGAACGGGTAATGAAACTGGAAGCAGATTTGCGTGAACGAGATGCCAGAGCAGAACTCGAAAGACGCAGAGCGAAATTAGGTCGCACTGAAGAAGAAATTGCTGAGATTGAGAAAGTTATGCTTGAAAAAGGAATGACCAATCATGAAACAGCAGCCGAGTATTTCGACTGGATGAAACAAGCAGCAGCTCCAACGCCTAATTCGGCAATGGGGTATAACCCAAGCGCACTTAACAAGTTTGACCTTTCTAAGTATTGGAAAAACCCACAAATGGGCGCACGGGATGAAGCATCAAAGGCATTGCAAGAGTTGCGTAAAAACACTCGACCAATTGGTATTTAAACAGCAGTAAATGGGGATATTTACTTTTAACGGAGAATTATTATGCCTATAGGTGGCGGAATAGTCCCAGCGTCAGGATCAAGTCAATACAATGAGCTTACTTATGTAACTCGTAGAGCGTTTATCCCCAAGCTGGTAGTACAGCTTTACAACAGTACACCATTGATGGCTGCTTTGATTGCTAACAGTCAATCAGCTTCAGGCGGTGTGTCCCAAGTAACCGTGCCAGTTCAAGGCGCTCAGTTCGTTAATGCACAGTGGTCTGACTACTCTGGTTCTTTCAACCAGCCAGCAGTTCAACAAGGTGCGTTTAATGCTGAGTTCAACTTGAAACTGATGATTGCACCAGTTCCATTCCTCGGTATGGAAGGCGCAGTTCAGCAAGACTACGCAATCATTCCTCTCATTGAAGCTCGTATGAACGATGCAACCAATGTGATGATGGATGCAATGGCTACAGCACTTTACACAAACTACACCAACACTCAACAGTTCATTGGCTTGCCAGGCGCTATTGACGATGGTACAAACTTACAGACCTACGGTAACATCAACCGTTCTACCTATTCATGGTGGCAGTCTAAGGTGTACAACGCTGGATCAGTAAACCCAACTCGTCAGAATGTGCTTCAGTACATCTCTGGTACAGTTAAGAAAGGTGCTGAAGTACCTACTTTTGGTGTTTGCGGTTTCGGTACATGGACACTCTTGGCACAAGACTATGTTGGTCAAGAACAGTATGTAATTACCCCAGGACACGGCTTTCCAGACCCATATTGCCCAGAAGGTACTTTGTACTTCATTAACAGCAACTACATGAGCCTCTACATCCACGATCAGGGTTCATTCGTATTTACTGGTTTTGAATCTACACTTCCTAACTGGCAAATCGGTTATGTTGGCGCAGTTTTGATGATTGCCGAATTGGTAAGCACCAAGCCTAAGTCAATGACCCGTGTGCAGGGTTATAACTCTATTTCACTATAAGGAGCATATAACATGGCACTAGGTTTAAATAAAATCCTGATTTCAGGTACAAATGCAAATACGCCAGGCGCTTATTGGCAGTTGACCACATTGGCAGTTACCACTTCTGGTACTGTAATTCCTGCTGGTAGCTACATTGTTTTCCCAGCAGCCAATGTGAGCATCTCTGCTGTATCCGCTTTTAACGCAACATCCAATGTGGCAACATGGACAACTATCTCCGCTGCTGGAGTAGGCGCACCATTCCTTGTTTCAGATGGCGTAAATGTGGCTGCTAACACAACTACAAACACAACCATTACATTGGCTACTGTTGATGGCGGTCAAGCTGTATCTGGCACTTATAACGCAAGCTAAGGAGCAATAAATGGCTAATCCTGATTCAGTATCACAGTTTTACCTTGATTCATTCGGGAATGGTCGTATTGCTGTTGGTCAACAAGCTAACTTGAGTACGGCAGGTAACGCAGTTGTTACCCTGCCACTCTTGAATGGTGGATTGACAAATGCTAACGCAGCAGTTGGATCTGGTAGCGTTATTGTTCGTAGAATTACTGTTAATAACCCAACGGCTAACATTGCCAATGTGGTTATCTCTGTAACTACAAGTAATGACGGCAACATTTCTAACGCTGTAGTAGCAAACACTACGCTCTCTAACTTGACAGGTGGCGGTACATACCAAGACCTGACAATTGCAAGTCCGTATAACAGCAGTTCTGCTATTACTGGTTTTAAAACCCAAGCCTTATATGTCAATGTGAACACTGGTAGCGGTAATGTCGCTAACACTGCCACTATTGCTGTATATGGCGATGTCGTAAGTTTCTAAATATGTCCTCAATCTTCGTAACTAACAATTCTGACAAAAAGCTAAAAGATGGCTACGCTGGAGTCTTTTACAACTTCCCTAAAGGTGAAACTGTAGAGATTCCTGTTGAGGTAGCTCGTCATGTTTTTGGTTACGGAGATGAGAACAAAGAGCCGTATTTGGCAAGGCTTGGATGGATTATTACCTCTAATGACCTGGAAAAAGGTTTAAAGATTCTTTCTCAGTGGGAATTTTCATCTGAAGCTCCAAAAAAGAACCAATCTATATCCCCGTTGGTGGAAAGAGTACCCCTACCTTCCTCAAAGAAGGCTGGGGGAAAAGTCCTACAGGCGGTAGCATGACTTATGAAAGGTAATAAGTGGCAACGCTCAATTCGTACCTTACACAAGTTCAAAGGTTGCTTCATGATGCCAACAATAACTTTTATACCCCTCAACAGCTAACGGATTACATTAACGAAGCTCGTCAGAGAACAGTTCGTGACACTGGAGCGTTAAGAGAAGTTGTTGTAACACAAACACCATGTATGGTTGCTCCTACAGCGACCATTGGCGGAGTTTCGCCAGCTTATCCTACTTTGTGGACAGCAAATACAGCAGTAACTGCTGGTCAATTTGTTTTTAGCAATATTTACATCTATCAGTACATTACTGGTGGAACTTCAGGATCTTCAGGTCCTCCATACCCACAAGCAACACAAAACAATTACAACAACTACCCACCATCAACTCCTTTTGCGGATGGAACTGCTACTTTGCAGTATGTTGGTAATTGTGAAAATATTAGTTATCCTGCGTTGACTTACTTGATGGGAACAAGTCCATTAGCACCATCTAACGGCAATACAGTGCTAGATATTGTCAATATCAACCTGTACTGGGGAAATACCCGTGTACCGCTTGATTATTTGGCATGGTCCGACTTTAATGCTCGTTTGCGCTTTTGGCAAAACTACATTGGCAGACCTTTGGCATTTAGCATTTATGGTCAACAACAGATTTATATTGGACCTGTACCAGATCAAGTGTATCAATTAGAGATTGATTGCGTTGTTTTACCTAATAATTTGAGCTTGTCATCACCCAATACAACGGATGTGATTAACGATCCTTACACTACTCCAGTGCAGTTTTACGCAGCTTATTTGGCTAAGTATTACGAGCAATCGTATGGAGAAGCTGAGATTTACAAACAAGAGTACAACAAGCACGCTCAATCCGTATTGAATACCGTATTTACTCGTAGAGTCCCTTCCGTATATAGCACTCCTTACTAAACTATGGCATCTGCTGAACAGAAAAAATCGTATGATGTCATTAAGCAATTTAAGGGAATTAACACCCAAGCTAATCGCACGGCTATTGATTCTGAGGAGTTTTCTTGGCTAGAAAATGCTCAACCTGTTGGTTTTGGCAATATGCGGATCATTCCGACCTATGCCAATGTTACAAATGCTAGTGGTAATACGGTAGTTCAAAGTTCAAATATCGTTTATTTTTCCTCTGTAAATCTTGGAATTAACGATTATTTGACTTTCTTTTTAGCTGATGGATCAGCTACTTATTACAAGATTCAAGATAAAACTACGGGTAATATTGCTTCTGCTGGCACATTTAGCGGTACTACGGGTATGAATATTACTCAGTGGTACAACACAGAATGTTTAATTGTTGATCCTACCAAGGGGTATTTTACTTGGGATGGAGCAAATACAGTATTTGTAGGCTCTGTTGGAGTTATTGCAATTACCAATCCAGGCAGTGG